TCAGCATTGTCCCGGCCAAGGGTGAAAAGCCAATGGAGATTGTCCAGCGCAAGAGCAAGGATGCGGAACTTGCGGCCACACTCTACGCGACGCTAGAGACGGTCGCTATCCCCGGCTGGCTTGACGAGGATGGTGAGGCTGTAACCAGCGCTGTCGTCAAGTTGGCAGAGGCCCCGGTGGAGAGGGAAAAGGAAAGCAACCTGTCCAAGCATCGCAAGCTGTTTGAAAATGCTTGGTGGGCGTCCGGGGCTGAGGTGCGTGACGGTATGCCCTATGTCAGCCGGTCGGCATTCATGTCCTATCTGATGGAGAGCGGTGTGGCTAAATCGGAGGCCAGCGCGAAGCAGGCGACTAAGCCAAGCGACACAAACCGGACTATCGGAGCGCTCACCTTGGCCGAAATTATTGCCCCGATTGAGCATGGATGGGCCGTAATTTGCGGGGTCGAGGGTTCTGCCATGCTGATGCGCAAAAATGGGTAGGTACGAGAGGGTACAAAACGGCTTTGTACCCAAAAAAACGTAGTTAAAACAGTAGTTTAGTTATATTAGGTACATCTAAAGGTACAATGATGGGGGCAAAAGCGAGTTGGGTACGGTACGGTACACACACCCTATAGGGTGTGTACCCTCGTACCCACGATGCTCGGTTGCATTTTGCCCTTGACCATACGTTAGGCATATGGCAAAGAGAATGGGTCAACAGGGCAATGCCCGCAACTGGAGTTGAGATGATGAACGCTACCGCGCAACTGATCGAATGGTTCGACGTTTACAAGATTGACCATCGCGTTTCGTATGAAAACAATCGCCCGGTTGCCGTTAGCCCGATTGGCAGGCTTTCCGTTTCCAAGGTTGGCAGCTACTGGTCGGTCAATGGTCGTCGCGTCAGCCGCAAGTTTGGCGCTGCCCTTGCAACCTACTTCGGAAGGGCTGTAGCATGATCGCCTACATCATCGCCCGCCTGTTCCCAAGCACACCAGCACATGAGTTTGATGCATGACATACGAAACACCATCCGTAGACAGGATTGACGGCCAAGCCCTCCGCGCATTCCGCAAGAGCCAAGGCTACAGCATTACTGAATTCGCCCGCATCCTGCGAATCGAAGCTGCCAGCACCGTCCACCGGTGGGAGCGTGGCGACCGGGCTGTTACAGGCCCCGCGTCGATCCTTATCGAAATGATGCAGGCTGGCGAGTTGCCGGAGCGATATTTGGCGGTGGTCGCTAAACCCGCCGCATAACCAAACACCCGTCCTGCCTTTCCAAGGTGCGACAGTATCAGCGCCCCGCATAGCCAGACCACCGGAAGGAACAAGCGGCGCAGGTAACGGGTCTGTCATGTAGAGCCGCGAATGGTCTGGAATGATACGCAAACGGGGCTGGTGTTAGGACAGGGAGAACCCAGTTGGCACCAGCCCCAACCTAACGAGGAGATAATTATGCGCTACCTGATCGCACTTTACCGGGCTTGGCAATGGCAACGTAACCACTCGCCTTGTGCGCCCAAACCGCGTATCATTGCCGCTGTGCTGCGCGGTGAACCTCTGCCGCGTGAGCCGCTGGAGTTCGGGTGATGTGGCTCCTATACGCCCTGATCGCCCTCATATCCGTTCTGCTTGGCGGCTATGGTTTTGCATACGTTATGGTGCTATGTATGTGGCTTGAGCTTAACGAGGTTCTGTAATGCCAATCCTTGAAAATACACGGCACGAAAGGTTCGCCCAAGGCATTGCCAAAGGCGAAACTCAAGTCGTTGCGTATGAGGCGGCTGGATACAAGCCTAATGATAGCGCGGCTGCTAGGCTGTTCGGAGATGTTAGGATTAGAGAACGCGTGGACGAACTAAAGGCAAAGGCGGCCCAGCGCTGCGAAATTACTATCGCCGATCTAGTTACAGAACTCGAAGAGGCGCGATCACTGGCGAAGGAAGTGGCGCAGCCTAGCGCGGCGGTTTCAGCAACGATGGGTAAGGCCAAGCTGCTGGGGCTTGATGTGCAGAAGCATGAACACAGCGGCGCAATCCAGGTGCAAAAGATCGTCCATGAGGTGATTGATCCCAAAGATGCTGGTTGATGGCGTCCTGACACGCAAGGTTCCGCGATGGGCTTTGCAGCTTAACAAACCGGCACGCTATAAGGGCGCGCACGGCGGGCGCGGCTCGGGCAAGTCGCATGAGTTCGCAGAGCGCTTGATTGAGAGATGCGTCGCACAAAAGACCGATGCGGTTTGCGTCCGCGAAGTCCAGAAATCGCTGGCGCAGTCGGTCAAGAAGCTGCTTGAAAACAAGATCGAAAGCATGGGCGTCGGGCACTTGTTTGAAGTGCAGCAGTCCTGCATCAAGGCCCCGTATGGCGGACAAATCATTTTCCAAGGCATGCAAAACCACACGGCGGACAGTATCAAGTCGCTGGAAGGCTTTGATATCGCTTGGGTGGAAGAGGCGCAGAGTCTAAGCCAGTTCTCGCTTGACCTGCTGCGCCCGACTATCCGTAAGCCCGGTTCAGAACTGTGGTTTACGTGGAACCCGCGCCACGAAACGGACGCAATCGACGTACTGCTGCGCGGCGCAAGCCCGCCGCCTGATGCGCTGGTGATCGAAGTCAACTACCGAGACAATCCGTTCTTCCCTGACGTTCTCAAAGCGGAAATGGAGTACGACCGGGGCCGCGATCCTGACAAGTACAAGCATATCTGGCTGGGCGCGTACCAGAGCAACAGCGAAGCTCGCGTGTTCAAGAACTGGCGCGTCGAGGAGTTTGACACGCCGCCAGACGCAATCCATCGCTTTGGCGCTGACTGGGGCTTTGCAAGCGATCCGACCGTGCTGGTGCGCTGCCATGTGATTGGGCGCACGCTTTACGTGGATTATGAGGCATACCGGGTTGGTTGCGAGATCATGGACACGCCCAGCCTGTTCCTGTCCATTCCTGAGGCCGAGAAGTGGCCTATTGTGGCTGACAGCGCACGCCCCGAGACGATTAGCCACATGAAGCGTCACGGCTTCCCCAAGATTGTCGCAGCGGTAAAGGGGGCAAAGTCTGTCGAGGAGGGCGTTGAATGGCTCAAGTCGCATGATATTGTGGTGCATCCGCGCTGTGTCCATACAATCGACGAACTTAGCCTGTACAGCTATAAGATTGACGCTGCTACCGCTCAGGTTCTGCCGATCCTTGACGACAAGGACAATCATGTGATCGACGCGCTGCGTTACGCTTGCGAGGGAATGCGGCGCGCGCCAGAGCGTAAGCCTGTTACCGTGACGCCGCTCCCTGTGGCAAACGCATGGTAATTGGCACGGCTCTTGCATAAATGCTGATTATCCGCTATTGTTCGCAAGCCCGCACTTGTCGAGGAACTAATGGCAACCATCAAGCAGCTTTCCGAAGCGGACATCGTTGAAAACGGCGATCAGTTCCCGTTTTTCTCCGAGGCGCAGGGCGATGCGCGCAAGGTGACTTTTGCGACGCTGAAGGATGGTGTGGTAAGCTCTCTGGCCATAACCCCTTGCACTGTGGCGCAGCTTGCACCACCGGCTGGCGTTGGCGCAGGTTACAAGTGGTTTGTGTCCGATAGCACTGTAACCGCTTCAGGAAATTTTGGGACCATTGTTGCCGGAGGCGGGGTTAATGCCGTGCCGGTTTATTCGGACGGCACCAACTGGCGAATTGGCTAATTTAAGGAAACGTGATGCCTCGTCCCTCCAAATCGCAGCGCTTGCAGAAGGTCCACGACGCGGCGCTTGCCGAGTTCAATCGCGTGCAGGCGTCGTGTCAGGACGAACGGCGGCAGTGCCTTGAGGATCGCCGGTTCCTGACTATCCCCGGCGCGCAGTGGGAAGGATCACTCGGTGAGCAGTTCGCCAACAAGCCGCGCTTTGAGGTGAACAAGGGTCAGCTTGGTCTGATCCGCATTTACAACGAGTACCGCAACAACCGCGTTACCGTGGATTTCCGCCCTAAGGATGGCGGCAAGGATGATCCGCTGGCCGATATGTGCGATGCGCTGTTCCGTGCCGACGAGGCTGATAGCTGCGCCGAGGAAGCATACGACAACGCATTCGAGGAAGCCGCCGCTGGTGGCTTTGGCGCGTTCCGCCTGTCCAGTGAATACGAGAACGAGGACGACGACGAGGACGAGCGGCAGCGCATCCGCATTTTGCCGATCTATGACGCGGACACCTCGGTCTATTTTGACATTGATGCCAAGCGCCAAGACAAGAGCGATGCCAAGCGTTGTTGGGTAATCCACTCCATGACGCCGGAAGCGTTCAAGGCTGAGTACGATCAAGACCCGGCAACGTGGCCTAAGGATAACACCTCCGAGCTGTTTGACTGGAACACGCCGGACGTGACCTATGTGGCGGAATACTACGAGGTCGAAAAGAAAACCGAAACGCACCACGTTTTTATCGACGCCGATGGCCTAGAGGTTATCTATTCGGACGATGACCTTGAGGACATGAGCGAGGAAGGCGAGGCCGAAGGCTCCGTTGATGCTGGCATTGCGATGCTGGCCGAACAGGGGGCCGTTAAGCTGCGTGAAAAGAAGGTCAAGGTTCGCCGCGTTCATAAGTACATCATGAGCGGCGGCGGCATCCTTGAGGATTGCGGCTATATCGCCGGAAAGCATATCCCGGTAATTCCGGTCTATGGTAAGCGGTGGTACGTGAACAACGTCGAGCGCATGGCAGGGTTTGTCCGCTACGCCAAGGACGCGCAGCGCCTCAAGAATATGCAGCTGTCGTTGCTGGCTGAAACTAGCGCGCTGTCGCCCATTCAAAAGCCGATCCTGCACCCCGAACAGGTCATGGGCCACGAGATCATGTGGCAGCAGGATAATATCAAGAACTACCCGTACCTGCTGATTAACCCGATCACGGACGCAGAGGGCAATCCTATGCCCGGTGGCCCGGTCGGCACGACGCAGCCGCCGCAGATCGCGCCAGCAATGGCCGCGCTGTTGCAGTTGACCGAGCAGGACATGGCGGAAATACTTGGCAACACCAGCCAGGCCGACAAGATGGTTTCCAATATCAGTGCGCAGGCCGTGGAGATGATCCAGCAGCGCACCGATATGCAGGCGTTCATTTACATGAGCAACTTTGCCAAGGCGATGCGTCGCTGCGGTGAAGTCTGGCTGTCGATGGCCAAGGAACTGTACCACGAGGAAGGCCGCAAGATGAAGGGCCTCGGCGAGATGGGCGACGTCGAAGGAATTGAGCTTGGCAAGCCGCTAATCGGCAAGGGCGGCAAGCTCGAAAAGCTGGACCTGTCGCGCGCAGAACTGGACGTTTACGCAGACGTTGGCCCGTCGTTTACCAGCCGCCGCGATGCGATGGTGCGCCAGATTGCTGGCATGATGCAGTTTGTCCAAGACCCGGCGGACGCAAAGGTTCTTACCGCGCTGATGCTGTTTAACATGGACGGTGAAGGACTTGGCGATGTTCGCGAATTCTACCGCAAGCAGCTGGTCCAGCTTGGCGCAATGCAGCCCAGCGATGCCGATCTGGAAGCAGCGGAGCTGGCGGCTGAGCAGCAGCAGCCGGACCCCCAGGCGGAGCTGATCGCCGCACTTACGGCTAAGGAAGCAGCACTTGCCGAGAAGGCACAAGCTGATGTAGCATATACCATCGCCCGCACCGAGGGTGAACAGGCTGACACGCTCAAAACCATGAGCGAAATCGGAGCGGCACCGCCCCCCGCTATCTAGGGGCGAGACAAAAGGTGACTAATGGATATCGAAGAGATTAACGCCCCCGATCTTGAGGATACCGAGATTGTAAATGCCGAGGAGGAACTTCCCGACGAGCAGCCCGAACCCCAAGAAGGCGAGGGGCAGGCTGCCGAAGAGGATGGCCCGCTTGTTGTATCGTTTGGCGAGGATGAACCGGAAGCTGAGCCGGAAGGGGCTGCACCCGAATGGGTGAAGGAGCTTCGAAAGCTCACCCGCGAACAGGCCAAGCGGATCAAGGAGCTGGAACAGGCGCAGAAGGCGAACACCGCTGAGCCTGAACTTGGCCCGGAGCCGACGCTTGAGGACTACGATTACGATCCAGAGGCGTTTAAGGCGGCGCATCGCGATTGGATCAAGCGCTCGTTTGAGGTCGAAAAGGAACAGGAAAGCAAGCGCTCTGAGGAACAGCGTCAGCAGGAAGCGTTCGAGCAGCGGGTGGCCGAATACAACGAGGCTAAGGCCAAGCTTCCCGTGCCGGACTTTGACGAGGCTGAGGCTGTGCTGTTGGAGGAATTCAATCCGACGCAGCAGGGCTTGCTGGTCAAGCTGGCAAAGCAGCCCGCGCTATTTGCTTACGCTTTGGGTAAGAACCCGACCAAAGCAAAGGCGCTGGCGGCTGTGAAGGACCCGGTGGACTTTATCGCGGCTGCTGTGCGGATGGAAATGGAGATCAAGCAAGTGAAGAGATCGGCACCTGCACCGGAAAAGCGGATCACTGGTGGAAACGTCGGCGGGGCAACTCCGGTTGACAACAACCTTGATCGCCTCCGCGCTGAAGCCGACCGCACTGGCGACTATAGCAAGGTCGCCCGATACAAGGCCGAGCTTCGCAAGAAGGGCGTTGCGGTCTAAGTAGCAAAACTAGGGGTCGAGCGATCAACTTGCTTGGCCCCTTTTTGTGTCTGCTGCGCGTTTGGCACGGCTCTTGCATAATCCAAGCGAATAAGGTATAGATCACGCAAGGCAGCAACTAGGGGCCTCGCCTAACCCCATGAAGGAAGCCGCCCATCCTTTAATCGGGCGAGTAGAGAACCGGGCTTAGGCTCATTTTGACACTCGCCAACATAAGGATTTAGGCGATGGCTAACAACTTTTCCAAGGAAGAGCGCGTTGCGTTTGAGGACATTCTGTCCGGCTTCAACGACGCTCTTGTGATCTCGCGTAACGTTGCCAAGTTTGGCACCCCCGACACGCTGATGGAGCGCGCTAACGACACCATTTGGCGTCCGATGCCGTACATCCTGACCTCGCAGACCCGCACCGTCGGTTCGGCTGTGACGGCTCAGGCTGCCACCCAGCTGTCGGTTCCCTCGCGCCTGAACCAGCGCAAGAACGTGACCTGGGAAATGGACGCTCTGGAACTGCGTGACGCACTTCAGGAAGGCCGTCTGGGTCAGTCGGCTTATCAGCGCCTGGCTTCGGACGTTAACACCTCGGTGCGTGACGTTGTGTCGCTTCAGGGCACGCTGGTTGCTCGCGTTACCGGCTCGATTGACAGCTATGACGATATCGCTCTGGCTGAAAGCATCATGTCGGAACAGGGTGTGCCGGAAGGCGACCGTTATCTGGCGCTGACCACGCGTGACTACAACGGCGTTGCGGGCAACCTTGCTGGTCGCCAGACCATGACTGGCAAGCCGACCAGCGCTTATGAGCGCTCGTATGTTGGCCTTGTGGCTGGCTTCGAGACCTACAAGATCGACGCTGGCCGCCGCCTGGCTGCTAACGCTGCTTCGATCACGATTGCCACCAACGGCGCTCAGGTTCGTTACGTTCCCGACAACGTGGACGCTAACGGCAACAACGTTGACAACCGCACGCAGCAGGTCACTGTTTCGAGCACGACCGGCGTCACCGCTGGTGACTGCTTCACCATTGCCAATATCGGCGCGGTGCATCAGATCACTAAGGAAGACACCGGCCAGCTCAAGACCTTCCGCGTGATCTCGGTTGATAGCGGCACCACCATGACGATCTCGCCGCCGATGATTGGCGCGAACTCGTCGCCGACCGATGCTGAGCTTCAGTACAAGAACATTGCGGTGCGCGCCACCTCGGCAACCGCTGCAATCACCTTCCTGAACACCGCGGCGACCAACCTGAACCCGTTCTGGCACAAGGACAGCATCGAACTGCTGCCGGGCCGTTATGCCGTTCCGACCAATGCGGGCGTGGACGTTATGCGCGGCAGCACGGATCAGGGCCTTGAAGTTGTGATGGCCAAGAAGTTCGACAACTCGACCTTCAAGACCCTCTACACGCTGGACATTCTGTATGGTGTGGTGAACACCAACCCGCAAATGAACGGCGTGCTGATTGGCGGCCAGTCGTAACTAAGTTGGGGGAGGGTTTCGGCTCTCCCCCTTCTACCTTAGGAGGGTCAATTGCCTCTTAAAAAGGGTTACAGCCCCAAAAGCATCAAGGCTAACATCAAGGCTGAGATGAAATCTAAAAAGCCGCAAAAGCAGGCAGTGGCGATTGCCCTTGACGTTGCCCGCCGCACCAAAGCCAAGCGCAAAGGCAAGAAATAATGGGCTACACCCGCCGCGACATTATCGACGCAGCCCTGACCGAAATCGGTTACGCTAACTTTGCGTTTGATATGCAGGCCGAGCAGCTTGAGGCGATCAAGCGGCGTCTTGATGCCATGTTTGCGGCGTGGAATGCGATGGGCCTGCGCCTGTCGTTCCCGATCCCGTCCAGCCCGGAAAACAGCGAGCTGTCAGACGAAACCGCTATTCCTGATAGCGCATGGGAAGCGGCGATTACCAACCTTGCGGTGCGCATTGCCCCTATGTTCGGCAAGACCGTATCCCCCGACACTAAGCGCACAGCCAAGATGGCTCTCAATACCCTGATGAGCCTTGCCGCAATGCCCGGTGAGATGCAGTTCCCCGGCACGCTGCCGTTGGGTTCTGGCAATAAGGGCTGGCGCTCTTACGAGAACTTTTTCCCTGAACCGGAGGAGCCGCTTCTTACCGGCGAAGACGGCGAATTGGAGTTTGATTGATGCCAACCATTAACCAGCTTTCGGCTGTGGACCAGATCAACGACGGCGATCAGTTTCCGCTGTACTCGCCTAATGCAGGCGATGCGCGCAAGGCTTCCTTCACGACTGTCAAGGAATCGCTTGCTGGTGACTTTGCCAGCCTTGCTGATCTGGCTGCGCAGACTGGCGCTGGGCTTGTTGGCACGTCTGACGGCACCACGGTGCAGCAGGCGCTTGATGCTCGGCCCACGACTAGCGCACTGGCGCTTTCGACCGCATCGGCTGGCATCGGGTTTGTTGGCCCCGGCACCGGGGCAACCGCCAGAACAGTTCAGGCAAAGCTGCGCGATACCGTCAGCGTTAAGGACTTCGGCGCTGTTGGCGACGGGGTGACGGACGATACGGCTGCTATTCAAGCGGCTATTAATAGCGGCAATTCGCTGATTTTCCCCACCGGAACCTATCTCGCGAACAACCTGACTGGTACAACCAGCGGCCAGTGCCTGCGTGCAATCGGTAACGTCACCATCGCAAAAAACGCTAATGGAGCCTTGCTGACGCACTCTGGAAGCTATGTTGAGATTGATGGTATTCAATTCATCGGTACTGGATACACCGGTGACAACGTCGTTATCAGCGGAAATAACCCACGCCTAATTTTGTGTGGTTCCTACGGCACTCCAGGCCGCGCGCTCAAGGCCACCGGATCGCACGTTCAAATATATGGAACGTGCAGTTCGTATAGCACAACCGATGCAACGGCGACCGGATATGATATTGAGATCGGCGTAAGCGGGACCGCCACGCTTTATCACGAACTTCATGGCATCTATACCAGCCAAAGCACTGGCGGCATTCTTCTTATTGACACCGGATCGCATTCAATACTGGGCGGTCAGTTCGGCAAGCTGGCCATTCAGGCCGGAACCTCGCCCGCTGGGGTGAATGGCGGTAAAACCGTTGGTGCCCGCATAAATGGCAATGTGACTGTCGGCGTGTCGAATGCGCTTTTCTCCTCAAATCAATTCAGCAATGTTACGGTAAGCATTTCGCCTGGCGTCACCGGAACCGTCATTGATACCACAAACATTTTTGCGGTTGGGGCTACGTTTACCAACAATTCGACTGCATTTCAGGCAATTGGAAGCTTCTTAAATTCGAAAACAAGCAACAACACGCTAACCTCCAATGCACAAATTTACAAATTTGGTGACGACTCATCGCTTGCATTTTATGCGGCTCATCCCGCAAGTGGTGCTTTTGAATTTTTTGGGCGAACCTATGCAACGCAGTTTGCGTTACCGAACAACAGTGGATTTGAGGGGCGCAGCACAACGGGTAGTTTGCTCGTTTTGTGCAGGGTGGACACTTCAAATAATTTGCTTTTTGGCGGCAATTATGGAAACTACACGCAGATAAGTGGTTCTTCAAACGGCATTTACACGAATGTTGGCGGAGCCACCATCGCGCAATATTATTCAGGTGGCTTGCGTCCGCAGCCAGACAATTCGCTTAACCTTGGAACAGCTGCACAGCGCTGGGCCGTGGTCTATGCTGGCACCGGCACGATTAACACTTCGGATGGCCGCGCTAAGCAGCAAGTCCGTGACCTAACCGATGCCGAGCGAGCTGCCGCTAAGCGGTGCAAGTCTCTCTTGCGCGCATTTAAGTTTAACGATTCTGTTGAGGCCAAAGGTGATGCGGCTCGCTGGCATTTTGGCGTGATCGCGCAGGATGTCGCAGCGGCCTTTCAGGCCGAGGGACTTAACGCGAACGATTACGGCTTGTTCTGTTATGACGAATGGGATGCGTGCGAGGCTGTGCTAGATGAAGACGGCAATGTAGTTTCTGCCGCTGTAGATGCGGGCGACCGTTACGGCATTCGCTATGACGAATTGCTTGCATTCATTGTGGCGGCGCTATGATCGCCCTAGTTATCTTCGCTGCCCTACAAGTGGCCGATGTAACCCTGA